CCGGGATGGTAAGAGCGTTGATTCTGCTGGTGTGATAAACACGACTAACACTTTCATCGAAAAAGATTAATATTTAAAACTGATTAGTTAGGAACAAGGTCAAGGCTTTCATCAGAAAGCTGAAACGAAGGAAAAAGGCGGAACATGAAAACTGCTGACGGTTATCCTGTGGTATGTTACGGTGTAAAAGGTAAATACAATATACATCGCATCTGCCGCCGTTGTGCCATAACCGTAAATACGATTCGATTCCCGAAAAGCCATGCTACAGGCTTCATGGAATACACCTGTTGGGCAGAAGAGAATGCCCGATCTTTGAACAAAAAATTATCGCAATATCAAAATAACGAAAAATAAACAATATCATGGAACAGAAAATAAAGGCTTATAAAGCATTTGATAAGGATTTATCTTGTAGAGGATTTAAGTATAAGGTAGGTAAGGAGTATGAAGAAACAGGCGACATAAAGGCATGCGAGAAAGGTTTTCATGCGTGTCCTTATCCTCTGGATGTTTTTGGTTACTATGCGCCAGCCGGGTCAAGGTTTTGTGAGGTTGAGCAGAGTGGTAAAATAGACGATTCAGAAAGTGACAAGGTTTGTTCTTCAAAAATTAGAATAGGTGCTGAGCTTGATATAAGGGGGCTTGTGAAAGCAGCTGTATCTTATGTCAAGGAACGGTGTACTAACGAGTATAATGCGGAACCGGGAAAACCTGCTATGACTGGTTATAGAGGTGTTGCCACGGCTGGTGATAGAGGTGCTGCCACGGCTGGTAATTGTGGTGTTGCCACGGCTGGTGATAGAGGTGCTGCCACGGCTGGTTATAGAGGTGTTGCCATGGCTGGTAATTGTGGTGCTGCCACGGCTGGTGATAGAGGTGCTGCCACGGCTGGTGATGGAGGTGCTGCCACGGCTGGTGATTGTGGTGCTGCCACGGCTGGTGATGGAGGTGCTGCCACGGCAAGAGGAAAGGCTTCAACAGGATCTAATGGTTTGTCAGTAGCAAGAGGAAAAAATGTTCAGGTAAAAGGCGGAATAGGTGCAATTTTGGTCATAGCTGAGGAAAGAGGAGATACGTATGATATTGTCGATTGGAAGGCTGTAGTAGTTGATGGTGAGGTTGTCAAGGCTGATACATGGTATAGACTGGAAAACGGTGAGTTAGTGGAAGTTGATTAACAGTTAACTGATAGAGCAATTAGAATTTAATTGCGAATAATTACCATTTACCTGACATCAGGAAAATGGTTCAAAACGATATAGAAAGGAACTAATATGGGAAAGAATATCAAAGGTCTTGCTGGTTCAGCCATCTTCAATCAAAAGATGGTTGAACAAATGAATGGCATAAACAAAAACAATAAAGGGAAAGCATCCCCAATTTATATACCAACTAAAAAACGGAAGTAATGGAAGCTAAATTTAGGATTGGAGAAAAAGTAAAAATAGCCAATCATCCAGATAAATCTAAGATTGGCAAAGAGGTTGAGATAATTAACCTCCATCATTCTAATTTTAATCCACAAAAGGGATATGTGGATGAATGGTTATACAATGTATGGGATGGTGCGAAATCTTTAGGATGGGCACCTGAGTGCGACTTGGTAATTAATAAACCTTCATAACGATATAGAAATGAAGAAAAAGAAACTATATATCAGCCTGCCAATTAGTGGCTTCTCACTTAACGCCGTTGCCTTGGAAGCAGAAAGCTACAAGCTAATGTGGGAAGAGGAAGGTTTTGAAGTTGTGACACCTTTCGATCTATCTCCAGATAGCGAAAAACCATACTCCTATCACATGGGGAAGGATATAGAAGGGCTTTTGGAATGTGACGTCGTTTATTTTGCACCTGGTTGGGTTGATTCAAAGGGGTGTAATCTTGAATATGCTGCCGCTAAAATTTATGGAAAAACAATTTATACATAAAAAGAAAGAAAGGAGTGAGATATGAGTGAATTATATATACCGCCTGAGCGATTTGAGAGAGACTTTATTACCGGACGATTTTTAAAGGGTTGTGTTTCTCACAACAAGGGTCGTAAAATGGTTTATCATTCAAAACGTTCCAAGGCCAGAAGTATAAAAAATCTGTCTAAAGGACGTGGGGCTTGGCATAAGACTGGTGCAGGCATGAATAAAAAGAGCGTTGTTTTGATAAAGGATGAGAAATTATGTGGAGTATTCCCTTCGATACAAATGGCTGGTAAGATGATTGGCGTGGCTCCTTCTTTGATCAGTGCTATATGTCGGAAAGTGAGAGGCAAACATACGGCTAATGGATACAGATGTTTTTTTGAAGATAGCAATGATTGGTATAATTTAATTAAACAAGATTATGAATAATGACAGGCAGAAGATATTAACTGATTATATTTCTTACTTATACACAACAGGCAGGACTTATGATACTGTCGGGAAATATATCAAGCATGTCACGGATTTTTTAGAGATGACCAAAGAAGTGAACCGCCGTGGTTATTTGAATTACAAGCGTGAAAATGCAGATGTCATGGTGCGTCATTCGCTAATGTGTTCAGCTATATGCGATCTATTATCCTATCTCAACATCGGATATGGAAAAAGGGAAAAGGCGGTGAAACCTTTGGAAAAACTTGATGTCATTTCGGATAAGAACAAGAAACAACTTAATGATTTCATTATATGGCTGACTGACAACAATGATTACTCTTCTCATACAGTTTATATCTATTATACATCCATGAAGAAGTATTTCGAATACGCCAATGAGGTAAACATGGATAATTGCAGGAGGTTTATAAAAAGTCTTGAAGAAGAAAAATTATCTCCCGCTACCATCCGTTTGCGGATTACAGCAATCGAAAGATTTTCTAAATGGCTGAAGAAGCCTATAGAGCTGAATCGCCCCAAAATAAAGCGCAAGCTTGATGTGAACAATGTGCCGACCGAAGAGGAATATAACCGGCTGTTGGAATATCTCAAGGGAAAAAACAATAAGGATTACTACTTTTTTATCAAGGTATTGGGTACAACGGGTGCCCGTCTGTCGGAATTCCAGCAGTTCACGTGGGAAGACATCATATCCGGGGAAGTGACATTAAAAGGAAAGGGTAACAAGTACAGACGTTTTTTCTTCCAAAAGCAATTGCAGCAAGAAGCGAAGGCCTATGCTAAGGAACATGGTAAGACCGGGCTTTTTGCGGTAGGGAGATTCGGACCGTTGACCCAGAGAGGCTTTTCCCAGCACTTGAAAGCATGGGGTAAACATTGCGGCATTGATTCAAAGAAGATGCACGCACACGCCTTTCGCCATTTTTTCGCTAAGATGTTCCTTAAAAAAAACAAAGATGTAATTCAACTCGCTGACCTTTTAGGCCATGGGAGTGTAGACACAACTAGAATTTATTTGCAAAAAAGTTATGACGAACAAAAAAAAGATTTTAATCGAAACGTTACATGGTAGTGTTGCGCAGCTCAATGAACTGTCATCCATGACCGAAGGGATAGACATCTATGACGATGCCGGGCATGTTGACACCGATTTCTTGATCGAAGCGATATCTTGCGTCAGTGCCTTCATGGACGCAAACAACATAGTTGTAGAAAAAATATCTTCACTGTTAGCGCCGGATGTTCCGATAGCTGAAAAGAAAAAGCAGGCTGACGAAGGCAAAAAATGGAGTGTGGAAGAGATATTGAAACATTGTACTCTTGAGGACGGTGTTCTGAAACTTCCTCAAGTTCAATTTAACAAAAAGTCTTATGCCGAAGCAAAGAAGTGGATAGAAGAAGCCGGCGGCTCATGGCAAGGTGGGAAGATACAGGGGTTCACATTCCCGTTTAATCCGGAGCGTGTGTTTTCCATGCTGAAAGAGGGTAAACGGTGCAACCTACAGCAGGATTACCAGTTTTTTGAAACTCCGGCCGATGTTGCCGACTGGCTGGTTATGCTTGCCGGAGGGATATATGAGGATGATACGGTACTGGAGCCGAGTGCCGGCCGCGGTGCTCTCATTAAAGCCATTCATAGGGCTTGTCCTTCCGTAACAGTGGAATGCTATGAACTGATGCCGGAAAACAGAGAATTTCTTCATACCCTTAGCAACGTAATATTGCTTGATGAAGACTTTACCAAAGACAGTGTAGGTAGTTACACTAAGATTATTGCAAATCCTCCGTTTACCGGCAATCAGGATATAGAGCATGTCAGGCTTATGTATGATCGATTGGAAGAAGGCGGCACGCTTGCGGCAATAACCAGCCAACATTGGAAATTCGCTTCGGAAAAAAAATGTATTGATTTCCGCAACTGGCTGAAAGAAGTACATGGAGAAGTGTTTGAAATCAGCGCGGGGGAGTTTAAAGAGAGTGGCACTTCCATTAGTACAATGGCGGTAGTTATAAAAAAATAATTCAAAATAGATAAGATATGAGCAAATATCAAACAGAAGCCGGGATAGAATGTACTCCCGAAGAATGTAAGTTGATTGACTCTTTGAAACGACTTGCAAAAAAGTGGGAAAAGGATGGTAAGCGGTTATGGCTTTACAGTGCAAGCGGAGCGTTACATGTAATGATGCACGGAGATACGGAAGATAATCCTACACCGGAATTTACGCAATATGGAGGCAGCAACATTGAAAATAGTGTAACTACTATTGATGGCATATTAAATGATGGTGGAGATTGGTAATTAACTAATAACAGGAACAGATATGAGTAAAAAAAGAACAATGCAAATAGACGTAATTGAGGAAGTAAAAGGAACTCAATACCTGCAATGCAAACTGTATATAGATGGCAATTCGAGTGTTATTCTTATGAATAAAATCGATTATGAAAGGCTGTTAAGCGATAGTTTTTTTGTGCGTGATGGTAAAAATCGGGATTCAGCCGGAGTGTTGAATACTACTAACACTTTCATCGAAAAAGATTAATATTTAAAACTAAATAGAAAGGAATAAAATGGAAAATGAAGAATATTTCTGTATTGATTGCGCAAAACAACTAGAATGTTGGGGACCTGACATCAAATTAGACGACCCTGATTTATATATCCCTATAAACTGCATAGATTATCAAGAAATGAATGAGCTTTTTAATTTATAACAGATTAAAAATGAATACACTAGATATAAGATTATGAATTCCAAGAATAAACAAACTGAAATAAAGGCTTTTCTCTCCTTTATACTGGAACAAAGTAAGGAGACCGGTTTACATGTTTCCTGTACAATAATGTCAGAAGAGGATACTGGGGAGGGTTATGAGATATTTGCCGGACATGTTTCCAGTTGTAAGGGGGCAAGACTACATAGGCTGCTTTATGGTGCAATAGCTGTGAATGAGAACTTTCGGAAGGCGGTGACGTCCGCTCTGCTGGAGTACGAAAGGACTAAAACAGTGAACCGAGACAAGATGTCAATGAATTGAAAGGTGCAAAGTGTTCCGGGAACATCATCATTTCCGGTCCATTCCGGGTTGCTGCAATCCGGTAATTTTGTGTTGTCTTATGAAGTTGCGGCTTATTTATATAATTATTTGTTATGTATTTTAATGAAAACGAAATATCAAGGATAAAATCAGCGTCGGACGGCAGGTTGCTTGACGTTGTGCAGGATTTCCGGGAACTGAGAAAATCCGGCAAGGATTATGTTTGCGAATGCCCCAAGTGCAGAAGCGCGAAGAAATTCACGGTCAGCCCCGGCAAGAATCTGTTCAAGTGCTTCTCCTGCCAGATTGGCGGAGAGGGTGCCGTGTCGTATCTGATGAATATCGAAGGATACGGTTATACAGATGCGTTGGAATACCTTGCCAAGAAGTTCTGTGTGCTGCTGGACCCCCATCCGGACAAACCGGCTGGGAAACCGGTCCAGAAGATGAAGAAGGGAAGCAAGGCTGCCAAAGGGCTGGATACGGGTTCTTATTGCGCCCGAATGCTGGCCGCCTCGGGACTGACTTTCGAGGATGTGACCGCCAGTGTGTACAAGACCGATGATACGAAATCCGTGTTCCAGTGCCGTACTTTCAAACCAGGAACGATTGATGAGCGGGGAATGCTGACGGCCAAGGGGGATGATGTCATCATAGAATATTATGATCTGGACGGTCTTCCTGTCCGTTATGTCCAGAAGGATAACAAGCGCAGGGCGGCCGGGGAGATGAAGGAATACTACCGCATTCGTTGGCAGTTCCCGGAAATGCATTTGGACAAGGATGGGAAGCCATTCAAATACAAATCGCCGCGGGGGTCCGGTACTCCTATATATATTCCGGAAAAAATACGCACCGCCTTCAAGAGCGGTACGAGGATAGACCGCCTGTATATCCAGGAGGGCGAAAAGAAAGCGGAGAAGGCGTGCAAGCATGGCATCCCGTCCATTGCCGTGTCAGGGATACAGAATCTGGGAAATAATGGCTCGCTACCGGAGGATTTCGTCAGGATTGTCACCGGTTGCCAGGTCAGGGAGGTGGCATTTGTTTTTGATTCGGACTGGGATGATATCTCAAGTAATATCAAGATAAACGATCCGGTTGAGAAACGTCCCAGGAACTTTTATTCCGCTGCCAGGAATTTCAAGGAGTATATGCGTAGTCTGAAGAACCGTGACATCTATCTGGAGATATTTGTAGGGCATATCCGCAAAAATGATGCAGGGGACAAGGGGCTTGATGACCTGCTGGCCAATACTCTTTTGGGAAAAGAGGACGAGCTGGCCGCGGATTTTGATTATGCCTGTAATGATAAGAAGGGTTCCGGCCAGTATGTAGAGATGTTTAAAATTACCGGTTTCACTGACCACAGGCTGATGGAGCTTTGGTGTCTTCACTCCCATGAGGCGTTTGCAGAGCGCCACAAGGATCTGCTGAAGAATCTTCCGGAATTCCTTTTCAACCGTTACCGCTGGAAATTCGATGAGGATGGCAAGGTCGTATCGGCTCAGCCCTTTGACGCGGACGAGCAGTTCTGGCGTGTGGTCAAGAGGAATGAGGGGAAAGATAACGAAAGATCGGATTATGAGTTTTGTTACGTGAATTCCCAGAACTTTTTACAGAACCGTGGTTTTGGGCGCCTGAGAAGGCAGGACAAGAGTTTCTTGTTCATCCATCTGGAACCTCCCTTGGTTAGGTCCTTGGAGGCGAGCGACGTCCGGGACTACCTGTTCCAGTTCGCCAAGCATAATTGCTGCGTGGGAGTGAACGAGATGCTGATCAAGGGGGTGTCGCAGTATGTGGGACCGGACAAGCTATCACTGCTGGAGTACATACAGCCCGATTTCATTAAGCCTTCCCGGGACGGCCAGTATTTCTATTTCGATAAATCGTGCTGGCTGGTCACCCGTGACAGCGTAAAGGAAATGGGCTATGAAAATATCTCACATCATATCTGGGAGGAGCAGAGACGTGACTATCCGGCCAAATATCTGGGAAAACAGCTTGTCACCTTCAGGAAGGACGCTGATACGTATTCCTATGAGCTGACCGAAGACGGACACCGCTGCCATTATCTGCAATTCCTGATCAATGCCAGCAATTTCACATGGAGGAAGAAAAGCGGCGAGGTGACTCCCGAGGAGGAGAACGAGAACCATATCCATCTGCTTTCCAAACTGTGCGCCATCGGGTACATGCTGATGGAAGCGAAGGATTCCAATGTGGCGCGTGCGGTGATCGGTATGGATGGAAAGCAGTCGGAGGTCGGCGAGTCAAACGGGCGTTCCGGAAAGTCCCTTATAGGGGAACTCATGAGGAACGTCATGCCTATAGCCTATATTCCCGGAAAGAACTCCGACATCTTCAAAGACCAGTTTGTATGGAATGACGTGATGGAGAAAACCAAGCTGGTGTTTATTGATGATGTGCTTCAGAACTTCAACTTCGAGTTTCTGTTTCCAAACATTACCGGGGATTGGAGTGTTAACTATAAGGGAGGGCGGCGTATCACGCTGTCGTTCTCGCAGTCTCCCAAAATCTATATTGCCACGAACCATGCCATCCGCGGAACCGGCTCCTCTTTCACGGATCGCCAGTGGCTGTTGGCCTTTTCCGATTTTTATAATGAAAGCCACAAACCGGTTGACGATTTCGGAGCGTTGTTCTTTACCGAGTGGGATTTTGACCAGTGGAACCTGTGCTGGAACCTGCTGGCCAACTGTATCCAACTGTATCTGACGTTCGGTGTGGTCCAAGCTCCTGGAGAACGGCTTGAGGAGCGCAAACTGCGGCAGGAGATCGGGGAAACCTTCATTTCCTGGGCTGACGAGTATTTCTCTGCACCGGAGCATATCGGTTGCCGCCTGGTGAAGAAGGAGCTGTTCGACGCCTTGTGCTTGTATGATCCGGCCCAGCGGAAATATAATACCCCTGCCTCATTCAAGAAAAAATTCGTCATGTATTGCAAATGGAAAGGTTTTGTGTTTAACCCCCAGAAATATGACAGCAAGACCGGACTCCCCTATCAGGTCGATAAGGACGGACGTCCTGTCGTGGATGACAAGTCCGGCGGAGTGGAGTATTTCACGGTCGGTACCGGCAAGGAGATCATACAACCGGGAGAAGATCCCTTGGGTCCTGATCTTCCGGGAAATTTGAGACTGGACTACTGACATGGCACGAAGTTATCAGGAAATATTGGAAAAGGTAATGCCTCTGGCCGGGCGTGATCCGGGTCGTTTCAAAAGGTTTTATGACCGGGTGACGGAGTTATTGCTCCGGATTCCCGAGGGAGGATCCATCATTGTATCCGAGCACTGCACAGCCCGCTCTTTGGAACTGTTCATGGATGTGGCCGAAATGTGTATCATAGAGGAGCTGTTCCACAAGAGCATTAATGACGCATTGCTGGAGTTTTCTGATGACAGGAGTGAGATCCGGCGTTGTCCGGCCTGGCGGCCTGCGGTCCCTTACAGGCATTTCTACTCGGATAGAAATGTATGATATATCCCAATTTATATCATTGTAAAGTTAGTGATTTTTAGTGAGATATGCAAATAAAAAGGAAGCAATATGCTGAAAAAAGAGAATAAAATTTTTGTGGCGGTATGTCCTGATGTCCGGACACGCAGACAGATGATTTCAAGGCTTGCGGTCAGGCTGGGCTTTGCCCTGATACCTAGTGATGCGGCCAAGCTGATACAGGAGGATCTTTATTCTTGTGACCTGTCCACGGCTTATTTCGTGATGTGCGCCCAGTATAACTTCAGGAACTCCCCTGTGACCAACCAGAGGCTCTATGAAATGGCTGCCAGAGGCTTGTGTGTTATTGTGGGCGTGCGGTCGCTCCCCCGGGAATACGAATTCATAACGCAGGCATTTTATCCTGAAGACATATAGTTTAAAAGTCCGGTTTTCCGGACTTTTTTGTTTCCCCTCATACCCCTTTTTCCCCAGAAAAAACATTTTGGACAATCGTGCGATCTGTTCGAAAACGGGCGGCCTATATATTCTTTTTTTTTATTTTTTAACTTTTAAGAAATATACCCTTATAAAAAATGAAGAAATTTTCGTGCAATCGTGCAACTGCGTTTTTTTTGATTATAATATATTGATATATAAATATTTATGTCTGCACGATTTTTGCACGATTCCGTTCGATTTGTCCAAAAACGTATTTTATGGCTTTTTGTGCGTGGTTTTACATTTCGTACGAAAATCGTGCGCGAATTGTGCAGTGTACAATATATTGATATTCAATATATTACAATAATATTAATCATCAAATCGTACGGTTGCACGAAAATCCCCCCTTTGTTTTTCAAGGGGTGTTGCAACGGCCTTCATGATTCTTTTGGAAGCCAGTCCATCTTTAGCCGGTTGTTCTTTGACTATCTCAATTTAAATCATTACTTTTGCATAAACACATAAGTATATGATTACCACTAAGATAACGATAGAAAATTATTTAGCCGAATATCTAATAGGCAAGTATGGAACCCCGGACAGCAAGGTAGTCCGCCTGCCTTCAGATCTTGATTTGTACCATTTCGTCTATGATCTTTTGCAGAAACGTCCTGCCGGATGCCCTGTGGATAGCGGAAATCTGGAGCTTGTGTTGCCGGAGCGCCGAGAGGCACACCTTCCGGGTGGCAAACCTTTGGCTACCTATAATTATATAGGCGAGAGGGGAGCCAAAATACTTTCCAGGAAGATAAACACAATGATGCGTGCGGAGCTTCATGACCTGTTTGATGAAAACAAACATGTCTATGGTATAGACTACATCAATTCGGCCTGGTACTTTCTCCGGAAGTATTGCATTGAGAGTCTGAGCGTGGAAGCACTTCTGAAAGATTACCAGCGCTGGCGGCGGAAGATGCGCCGTAAAACCTCCGTTCGGGAATATAAACACAGATAATTTTATGTAACGTAGCGTGTCTTTTTGTCCTTTCCATGTCCTTTTTGGAGGTGTTTTTATGTGGAAAAACGGTCTTTTCATGACCGGGTGTGATGACCGCTTCTCCGTGTCCTTGTTCATGGATGGATCTGTTCTTTATTTTGCAGGAAAAAAGAACGGATGAATCGTATTCAGTTAATATTCAATGAAAAATGGGCCATGGCTAGAGAGGATTATTACAATCTGGTCTCACTGATCCTTCCTTCAATACATTCCGGCAATTTTAAGGAGGTAGAGACATTTTTTGAAAAAGATACCGTGACCGCATACGCATCGGATCTGAATTTTGTGGGGCGGTGGAATTTGGAAGACAGCGGTCTTCCTTCCGATTCGGTTGCCGTTATTGTGCTGGAAGGGACGCTCTATTCCTGGGAGACGTTCCGCCTTCAGGAATATATTGCACAGGCGGCAGCTAATGACCGTATTGCAGGCATCATTTTGTGGATAAATGGACCGGGGGGAATGATTACCGGTCTGGACAATGCGTCAAAAATGATATCCGAATGTCCCAAACCCGTAGTCGCTTACATTGCCGGAGCTTGTGCTTCCGCACATTTTTGGCTGGCATCAGCCGCAGACAAGCGCTTTCTTGGCTCGTTGATGTGCGAGGTGGGTAGTATCGGTGTTGTGGGTACCTATTATAATGCCAAGGAGGCCTTGAAAAAAGAAGGAATCGATTATCGGGAGATTTACCCGGATTCGGCCGACTTGAAAAACAGGGAACACCGGGAGATTGCGGAAAACAATAACGAGGAACCTTATAAGGAAAAGCTGTCAAAACTGCACATGATGTTCTGCCGGACCGTTTCGGAGAACCTTTCCATCGCTTATGACAAGGACTCCCCCGTGTTCCGCGGGGCGACCTTTATGGGTGATGAAGCGGTCAGGGAAGGACTGGCGGACGGTTATAACACTTTGGAGGGAGCTGCGCGCTGGATTCTGGCGCAGTCCGTCATCAACAAGACAAATCAAATCTTTTAAATTTTTATTTTTATGGGAAAGTATTCTAAAATGTCCACCTTTGCCGGCGCAATCCTTGGATTGCTGGGGCTGAAAGAGTGGAAGAAGGCTGAGGACAAGGATATCCTCGATGCCGATGATGTAGCCAAACTGAAAGAACTTGGCTTCGATGAGAAGTTCATAACTCCTTTCGGGGAAGCGTTGAAAAATGGTTTTAAGGATGAGGAACAGCAGACCGGTCCTGTTGAGAACTCGGGAGAGGCGCTGATTCGTGGTCTGCTGGCGCAGAAAGTATCCGAAATGGCTTCCTTGCAGGAGCAGTTGGATGCAATAAGAAAGACAGACGGGGAAAAGACGCAGGCCATCACCCGGAAAGATACCGAAATAGCGGAGCTGAAGCAGAAGATTTCGGTACTGAGCGCATTGCCGGAGCCGGACCATGGTGCGGGTGCCGGTCTGAAACAAAATACGGGTGCCGGTGCCTTCAACCTGGATGATGACAAGCAGCTTGGAGGTATGCAGGGTGAGATGTTCGCGCTGGATCGTCCGTATAACATGCGTGCCCGTGCCGCTCTGCTCGCAAGTCAGGGAATCAATATTCAGGTCCGTGCGGAAAGTTCCGTGGATTACGGCCGTCTGAAGGAGGACCTTGGTGCGTTCTACCGCATCCGCTGGCAGGACCGTTTGCAGTCATTCCTGACCAAGCTCCCCAGTATCGAGAGCATCTTCCCGGTGGAGAGCGGATATCAGGATCTGGCCACTCTGGTCAACATTTGGCTGGGTGAGTTCTCGCAGGCTGACAACACCTCCAGTGATTTCGACAATGTGACCAAAGGTGAATATGAGTTCGACAACGAGACATTGCGTATGTTCAGTGTCATGTTCGCCCATAAGTTCCGTGACCTGAAGCAGCTGGAAAAGACCTGGATCGGCTCTCTCAACAAGGAAGGATCACAGGCGATCAAATGGTCGTTCATTGAATACATTCTGGCGGAAACAGCCAAGAAGCTGCATAACGAGCGTGAGCTGCGCCGTATCAACGGCGTGCGCAAGGATCCTGACCTTAACAAGCCGGGACGCGCCATGGAAGCGGCCGACGGGCTTTATGAATGGCTGAGAAAGAAGGTTGACGGTTTCATTGACATTAATAACGGGAAGACCGTTTACCAGATCAAGCCGTTTGTGCTGGGTGAGATCACGGAAGCCAATATCGGTGAGAAACTGTTCCAGGGTACGGGAATGATTCCTGCCGTGTACCGTGACAGCGGGCAGCTGGCCCTGTATCTTCCCAGCTATATGGTAGTATGGTATCACAAATACAACGAGCTGCACTATGGTGTGAACCAGGATTACAAGGCCAATATGATGTACGTTAAGGAATATCCGGCTGTGAAGCTGATTCCGATTCCGAACGCAGACAATCACCAGCGTATTTTCTGGACGATGGAGGGCAATATCAAATGCTTCGAGCATGTGGCCGGTGAAATGACAAATTTCAGCTTGGAACAACAAGACTGGACGCTTAAGGTATGGTCCTTGTGGAAGGAATCCATCTGGGCGCGTGCGGTAGGTTTCAAATATACGAAAAAAGAGGATATGGACGGCAGCCGCCAGATGATCTTCTGTAACGAGTATGACCGGCCTGCATCTTCCTTCATTGACGGGGAGAAGGACAAAAACCCGAACGTAGCCCTGCATACCAGTGTACAGACCGTGGCCAACACCAGCCTGTTCACCATTACGGATATTGAGAACGCCGAAGTGGGTAAGATTGTCACCATCAAGTGTGGCAGCGAGGACAAGGGGGTAAAGATCACCAAATCCGATAAGTTCAGCTTGATCAGTGCCGACTGGATACCGAAGAAAGGGGACACCATACGTCTGATGAAACGTTCTGACGGGAAATTCATCGAAATCGGACGTGATACGGCAGCTTCCGGTGCATTACAGTTCGCCAACGATGCAACCACTCCATCCTTGGAGGGTGCCACGGTGTTCGTAACGGGAACCAATACCAAAGCGACGGCAATCACGAATTTCACAGATGCGGTGGAAGGTGAGGTGTATACCATTCACGGGGCCGGGAATACGAATGCGTCCACTATCGATAATAGTGGTAATTTTGTCCTGACTGATGCCATGACGCTCAGCGCCGGCAAATTTATCATGCTGACTTATGCAGGTGGCAAATTCTATGAGGTGGCACGTGGTTAAATTTACGGGCGGAGTAATCCGCCCCTGTTATTCATTTTAAATTGTTATAATTATGGCATACGTTAAAAGAGCAGTGAAGCGCCCGGAAGGTAATCCGGGTAAAGGGATCAACCCGCGCGACATGATGAGTATCATTGATGTGGATGATATTCTGGTGTTCCCGGCACGTGACTCGGCCGGTGTGTTGATGACCGAGAACATACAATTGAAGCCTGGATGTTATTCTACTGACATCTATTTCACTCCCGGTACCGTGGAGGTTACAAGCAATACAGACGGAGATCCTGACGCACTTGGTTTCACCCCTACGGTCAAGGGGAACCATCCGGGAAACAAGCAGGCGGTCCGTGAGTTCAAGACCAACTGGCTCGGTCGGAAATGTATCGTGATAATGAGCTACTGTGACGGTCAGGACAAGGATCTGTTCGGTTCTCCCTGCAATCCCATGCAGATGGGAGTCAATTATACCGGTAACAAGGATGCCAACTCCTCTGAATTCACTTTTACCCAGATCAGTAAAGGGGATGACATCGCCATTTATAAGGGTACTGTTCCTTCGGAAGAACCGGTGGCGAGTGTGAGCGCGTCTGCCACTACCATCCCGTTTACGGCGGAAGGGCAATATCAGCTTCAGGGTGGTGAAGCGGAAATAAATAAAGTGACCGGCGGACGGCATGGTGCAGTGATGACCCTGCTGGGTGTAGCGTCAGGCGTGGCTCCGACAATTGCTCACGGCGGCCAGTTCCTGCTGCGTGGCGGAGAAACCTTCACCGCTAGTCCGGGCAGCCAGATAACCCTTCAGGCTTTTGAATCCGGTTCCGGTACATGTACATGGATTGAGCAGAGCCGTTATCAGGCATAAGTCATATTCTTATTTTAGTGAGGTTTCATTATTTCAGGAAAGCGGGGCTTCGGTTCCGCTTTTTTTTATTATTCAAATATACGAAAAAGTTTGCCAGTAACAAACTTTTTCGTATATTTGCAGTGTCATAACAAACGCGGGTGACGTCCGCATAAGTTCTTTTAATTATGGAACAATTGTTCAAGGCTATCCAGGAGATAGCAAGACAGAACCCGGAAGGGTTCACGGTTGACCTTACAACCTTAAAAAAGGTCACAAAAGGCATCTCAGTCGCTTATCTTGAAACTCAGGACAGTTTCGGGGAAGATGGTCTGAGAAGAGTTCTTAACCATGCTTTAGAGCACGAAAGGAAAGTCGGCGGATGGCTGAATGAAGAAAACGGACAGTTTTATTTCGACAGCATCCGGATTTTCACAGATCTGGAAGCAGCCAAGCGCTTCGGACGTGAAAACAGGCAGATCGCGATTTTCGACCTGACGCATTTAAGACTTGTCAAATTGTGACGGGAAGGGCTTCGGCCCTTCCTTTTACAGATTAAAAACAAATATTCCGATAATCAATCGTAAATTGATGCAGTATGAAAAATTTGGATTTACTTCCTCTTTCTCCAGAGGTTAAAAAGAGACTTGATGAGTTTGCCAGACAGTATGCACGTATGGCGCATATTGTAATTGAAATTGTTTCCTTCTCCGAAGGCCGTCTGATTGTCCGTGCGGAGCAGAAGGATCTGGTGAATGGACAGTTCCTTTCCAAAAAGGAACTTCACGAGCGTGTCCGGGAAATGTTTAAAGGTGAGATTCCGGAAGACTGGAAACTGACAGTTTCCGCTGTTAATTTTGACCGCAAGGATATTGACGGCATTACTGTCGAATGGGTCAGGAAACGTATGGAAAAATTAGGGCTGAAGGCCAAGCACCTAAGTAATTATACCGGGATTGACAAATGTACGGTATCGTCCATACTTTCCGGAGACAAGGACCTGACCAAATGGCATAAGGTGGCATTGTATTATTTCTTCAAGTATTACGAGGTGGCGCAGTTTTGATCAGATGCGGCAATATAGTATTAACAGTGTTCACCACATCCATGGGGAACTGAAAGAGGAGTTGGACAGATTCAATCATGCGCTGAAAGACATTTCTCAAAAAATAGGTTCACTCAGACTTTCTTATTGAAAGCTGTTTTTATTCGACCTGTCTTTTGCCCGGCAATTGCCGGGCTTTTTCTTTGTATGGTACATTGTAAATTTTATCGTATGAAAGAAAAAATTATTGCTTATCTGAGCGGTCCCCGTCCGTATCGTGAGGGGATTGCTTTGTACGAGGAGTACGGGCTTAATCTGATGCTGAAAGCCACTTTCCGGCGGAATGCCGAAACAGACCTGCTTCGTGCCACCTTGATGGAGGAACTGCGCAAGCTTGCCGGAATTTCGGAAACGGCTTTCAGGACAATGCAACGGAAGGCAGTGGACTCTCCCCACATATCTTCAGCTTCTATAGTGGTGGAAGAGATCAAGGCTGAGAAAACCGCAGTGAATGTTCCTGTTACCCCGGTTGTGGAAAATGTGATCCGTTTCCGTGACCGTTTCCCCTTCCTCAACTCTCCGGATTGTCCGGATGTACTGAAAATACTGGTTGCCGATATGTTCACGGCCTATGACCTTTATCTAAAAACTTTCAGGGAACTGGGGGAACTGCCGGATGACGTTGAGCTGGAACAGGCATTTGCCATAGCCAAAACAACTGTGGAGAATTACCTGGAGGACCGGAGTATCTGGGAGGAGTTGGAATATTACCGTGACAATCATGTGCTGCTCGGGAAACATCCCCGTATTGCCGTCTATCTAGCTTCTGACGAGCTTTCCAACAAAAGTGATCTTGAGGTGATGAATATCCGTAAGAATGCGGCCAGCAACGTGTCCAAATGGAAGAAGAAGCTTGAAACCGTTGAAGGTGAGGAGGAACGTGCGAAGGCATTGGCGGCAGTGGATAAATGGGAATCTATGAAATCGGCCGCCGAAAAGGAACTGGAAAACAGAAAAAAAACTGATATTTCGGAAGGGGACGCTGGAGGACGGGATCAATGGGCTACTCCTGAAAATGGAGCATTTCTCCCACCCTTGTGACCGTGGCGAGTTTGCCCATTTACTGTCTGCAAAAAAATGCGAGTTGGCGTACCTAGAAGAATGTTTGAACAAATTATCTTATGAATGATATTCCCCCTGACAGCCTGGCTCTAACTGGAGAGCAAAAAAATGATGTTCGCCGCATGGCCTCTTTAGGTTATGCGCCGGAGGATATTGCCGCCTATCTTGGCCTTGACGCTTCTGAATGCTTTCTTTTTGTATATGACGCCGGTATTCCAGGAACCACCATTCGAGGGCTGATCCGTGAAGGCGTGCTTGTCTCACGGATCGCTCCCGAGATAAAGCTGCACGAAGCAGCTGAGGACGGGAATATTGATGCCGTTAAGCTGCTAACGGAGATCCAGGAACGCCGTTTGTTTGAGAATCTGTTAAAAGATATGGATGAATATGAGTGAATTGCCGGTCAGACCTTCAAGAGTGGACTTTGAAAAGGTTGATCTGAATCAGATCCAGCGCATTCTTTCCACCGGAACGCTGGATTCTTTGCGTCCGGAAGAGAGGGAGTATTTCTCTCTAATGGAGATGGTACGTGGTCTGCGTGCCAGGATGCGTTTCACTAACGGCAGGATGGTGACAAAGGCAGGAATAATCAGGCTGCTGAAGTCGGAGCCGTACAGCCTGTCCGACTGGATGGCCCGGCAGGTGTATAATGACAGCATCAATTTTTTCTATACCCAAGACAACATCCGTCCGGAGGCGTTTGCTGCCCTGTATGCCGAGCGTGCCGAGAAGTGGGCGGACGCCGCTTTCCTGGCCGGCAAGATCAAGGAGGCAAGGGCCTTGTTGAAACTTGCCGGTGAATACCGCAGATGCTTCAGGAAGGAACAGGCGGAGATACCGGAAGAGCTTCTAAACCAGAAAAAGGTTGATATCTATACGGCCAACCGTGAGGATCTGGGCGTTCCCGCCATTGATAGAAAGGAACTGGAGGGTTTCATCGACTCGATACCGGAGATACCTGTTGCTGTGCGTGATAATCTGAAAGAGGACGCACGGATAAGAAAGTTTGATTTGAAAAAACGTATGATTTATGATATCGAGGAATTTAGCGAGGAAGATAGCGAATGATGAGGATGTGGATGTAAAATTCAGCCATAATGTCCAGATGCTGACCGATTTCGTGGATACGACCATTTTGGTTGTCATAGCCGGGCGTGGTATGTCCAAGAGTACGGTCATACAGTCCAGACGTTCATACAGGTGTATCTGGGAAATGCCCGGTGCGCCTTTCGCTTTTGTCGCCAACACTTATGCCAATCTGAAGGACAACATCATGCCCGCCGTACAGAAGGGATGGGAAATGATGGGGCTGTACGAGGGGGTGCATTATATCCGTGGAAAGGAACCGCCGGCCTCCTGGAAGGCGAAATGCTCCATAATTGTCAATGATTACCGGAACTGCTATTCCTTCTGGAATGGCAGTGTTATTTTTATGGGTTCGCTGGATAACCCTTCACTGCTTGCCGGCAAATCGGTGGTCCATCTGTTTTATGACGAGTCAAAATATGACAAGGACGAGAAGGTGAACCGTGCCATGCCTGTTCTACGTGGCGATTCTCTCACTTACGGGGCATCGCATCTGTTTCTTGGTCTGACGATCACCACTGATATGCCGGATGTCAACGAGGGGGAATATGACTGGTATTTCCGTTATGCACCCAATATGGATCCAGATCGTATAATTCTGATTGTACAGGCGGCTTTTGAACGGAACGGGCTGCTGTTGAAGCAACTGCGCGAGCAGAAGAAAGACAATCCCAGTCACTCCGTGCTGGCGCGTCTGGAAAGGAAAATAGATTATTATGATCGGGCCTTGCGCAAATTGCGCCGCGGACAAACCTTTTTTCTTAACGCATCCTCTCTGGTCAATGTTGATATCCTGACCCCGGAATATATACGAAACTTATATCAAGGTACTCTTGAACTGCATGAGTTCTGCAAGTCGGTGCTGGGTATGCGGCCCGGTCTCCGGCGTGATGTCCGTTTCTATGTGCTGTTCGGGCAAAGGCATAAGTATTACGACGGAAGTCCCGGAGGAGAGCCGGCGGAAAATAGTCGGGAGTTGCGCTATCTGCGGCATGATGAACCTTTGGATGGCGGTATGGACTTCGGCAACATGCTTTCATTCGTGATTGGGCAGGAAGACGGAGCGTATTACCGATGCCACAAAAACTTTTTCGAGATACCTCCCGGGTGGTTCCGTGAGCTGGCTGACCAGTTCTTGGATTTCTTTGCTTCACATGAATGTAAGGAACTGTCGTTGTATTATGACCGGGCCGGCAATAATTTTGAAAGACAGGGGGAGGATTATGCCAGGAAGATAAAGGATGCCATAGAGAAGGATGCCGATGGTCGGCGGACCGGATGGACCGTCATTCTGATGAGCCGCAGACAGAGTATCATCCCCCAGTCGGAGGAATACGGATTCATGCAGGAGTTGATGAAGGGAGAGAATGGGCAATTGCCCCGATTGCTGGTTGATGCGGTGAATTGCCGTGAAATGGTCAGCAGTGTTGAGAAAGCCCCAGCCGGCATCCGCTATAAGGGTGAAACCAAGGTGGTGTTCAAGATCAAGAAGAGTGAAAAGCTTGCCCCGAAGAAACTTCCCATGTTTTCTACCAATTTCAGTGACGCTTTCAAATACCTGATGATGCGCAGAAACTGGCGTCGCATTGTCCGTATTGCCCGTGGCAATAATGCAAATCCCTATATTCCCGGTTTTGAGGAGTGATTTCTGTCCGTACCAGGCATCCCGCCGTTTTTCTCTGTCATATTTCACGAAAATTGCCCGGGGCAATTGCCCCGGGACTTCTGAGCGGCCCGCACGGAAACAAGAGACATGGTTTTAAAGATTTTGGTTTTATGGTGTTATTTATTGAAAACTAGATATTTATGTGCTCTTACAGCAAAATTCAAGGCTGAAATACGCACATTTTGAATGATAAATACGAAAATAAGGGGAAAATCAGTCATTTTTTGGATGGTTTTTCACTGGATCTTGTGAAATGCCTTGCGGGGGAAGGCGAAAAAGAACCCCCGGCCTGTAAGTAGTTATCTCACCCACATACTTACACAAAGATGCGTCACACCGCACAGCCGGGGGCAAATACTCTCTGCTGCGGTGTGACGCATTTTGTATGTTATGTGAGTGAGATGACGCAAAGATAATCAAATATTATTGTATGAAAGTGATAGAGATAATAAACTTTAATCGTGAGCTGCTGAAAAAGTTGCAGGAGGCGGGTGTCCGTCTGGAGGATGTCCAGTATGTGGAGTTATATTCGGAATACATGTACCGGACAAGCCAAGGAGAGAAAGTATCTTATGTCGTTGCCGTGCTTTCTGAAAAATATTCGGTTAGCGAGAGGACGATTTATGCCCTGGTTAAGCGGTTTCGGAGTGACTGTAAGACGTTTGCAGTATGAACGGGCTGTTTTATCAGGCGGACTGTGCTGTTTCTCCTATCTTTAGGATGTTTCATTTTTATAAAGAGGAATGGCTATGAACAAGTATTATCAGGTACTAGACAAGATACTTGCCACAGGAAAAACGCAATCAAACAGGAAGGGGAACATACAGTACCTTCTGAATGAGGTTCTGGTACTTACACCAGCGGATCTGTTGGACATCTTTGAAGGGCATCATATTGCCCGCAAGAAGCTTCGTAATGAACTGCATTTGTTTATGCAGGGTGAGCGCCAGGTGGAAAAATACCGCGAAGCAGGTATCAACTGGTGGGATTATTGCGGATCCATTCTTGTGAACTCTTATCCCACCTATTTTGAGAAGCTGCCGCCACTCATAGACAAAATCAACAGGGAGAAACGTAACAGTAAGAATTATGTGCTTTTCCTAGGTGAGACCGGTGTGGAAAGCAACCAGACACCCTGCCTGAGCCTGGTGCAGTTTCAGATTGACAATGGAGAACTGGTGTTGTCCGCATACCAGCGTAGCAGTGATGCAAATCTCGGATTGCCTGCTGACATTTATCATCTGTACCTGATGGCACGGCAGATAGAACTTCCCCTGAAGTCGATCACCCTCTATTTGGGAAATGTACATATTTACGAGAACAATATCCCGGGTACCCGTGCACTGCTTGCTGGTGACGAAACTGTCCGTTTCGAACTGAATGTCTGATCTGCTGCATGTGTCGTGCAGTGGGTAACGCTCCTGATCCTGCCTGTTTCTCATAAATTCAGAAGATCTTTGCGGCGTTTTTTTAAATGGAAAGTAACATGAGAAATATGTATCTGTCTGCCCCGCTTCCGTTTGTGGGGCAGAAACGTATGTTTGCCAAAGAATTCATCAAAGTATTGGACCGATTCCCAGACAGTACCGTTTTTGTGGATCTTTTTGGCGGATCGGGGCTGCTGTCCCACATCACCAAACGGGTAAGACCTGATGCTGTTGTGGTATATAATGATTTCGACAACTACCGGCAACGGCTTGACAATATACCGAATACCAATCAGTTGCTGGCAGATTTGCGAAGGATAACAGCGGAACTCCCCAGAAAGAAACGTATAACCGGTGAAGCCCGTGAAAGAATATTGGCTCGTATTGAAAAGGAGGAAAAGGAACATGGCTACGTTGATTATATCACATTGTCGTCATCCCTGTTGTTTTCCATGAAATATGTGCTGAATCTGGATAATATGAGGAAAGAAACGTTTTATAACACTATCCACCGGACTGACTATTCCGATGCGAAGGATTATCTGGAAGGACTAACCATTGTCAGTGAAGATTATAAGGAAGTGTTCAAACGTTACAAGGATGTTCTGGGGGTGGTTTTCCTGGTTGATCCCCCTTATTTAAGTACAGAAGTCGGAACATATAAAATGTACTGGCATCTGGCTGATTATCTGAATGTCCTGCATGTTCTGAAGGAGCATTCGTTTGTGTATTTTACATCCAATAAATCTTCCATTCTTGAATTATGCAGTTGGATTGGGGATAATCCCTCAATCGGTAATCCTTTTAAGGATTGTGTGAAAGTGGAATTCAATGCCTGTGTGAATTACAGTAGCTGTTATACTGATATAATGCTGTGTAAACAAGGTAAAAAAGATGTTTCAGATTTGGCTGCCTGATATTAAAATCTGTGAACAGGATGTGCATTTATAACAGAAGTCCTGTTATCAGACCAAGCAAAAGGAATATTAGACTGTTTATTATCAGCTTTTTGATCTGATAAAGGTGCATACAAATAAGGCTTACCTCTTTTTGTAACTGCTTGATATCTTCCTGTTCTTTTGTCATGGTTCATATTTTTGATGCATCAGCAAAGGTAATAAAAATCCGCTAGAAAATTCGGAATGTTGAATATTATTCATACATTTGTGATGCCCTCAAAATTAGAGTCATAAAAATTGGTGAAACAGGACATGAACCCCTTTTCAAAACGTAATCCGTAAAATCGGGTTAAGGTTACACTAATACCTTTGGGCGCGTTTTGATAAGGGATTCACCATTTAATGTATGAGACCCTACGATAAAGATAAATCACAAATATTGGCAATGTTTTATTATGGAGTGCCGATAGAGGATATAAAACGATTCTACAAGGGTAAGGAACAACAATATTTATTTGACACGGCTTTAATGCAGTTAGAATCAGAAGGGATGATAAAAAGAGAGGGGGAAAGCTTTGTCGTGACAAAAGAGGCGGGGGACGCATTTCTGTGTTATGGGAATTATCTTAAATATGTTGAAGCGAAGAGGAGACAACAGGTTGATAATGAAAAAGCAAAGGTTTTGGATTCAAAAGTAAAGAAATCAACGATTGTTTCCAATTACTTGAAATCAGCAAATATGGTATGTAGTATTGTCAGCTTTATAGTAGGAGTTCTGTTGTCAGATCAGGTAAAATGGATATTAAACTGGTTATTATCATTTTTTCTCACTGGATGTGCTCTTCCTCATTCATAATTTATTAAATTGAATTTTGCTATAAGACTAGTAAAAATCCATTAGTAAATGCCTGGTTGTTGGATATTATCATTACATTTGCTGTTCCAATTAAATAATAATCTCGTAAAAAACAAAATCATGAAAAAAGTAATGCTTTTAGTATTAGTTAGCACATTATCTTTATTGTTGTCTTCATGTTATAGTTCTCAATTGTATGTAGGTGGCATGGAAGTTGACGAACCTAAAAGAGTTTTGAACTCAAAGACAAACAATCATTTTCTTTTCGGGTTGATATCACCAGCATCAAACAAGAAAGATATCAAGCAATATGTTGGGGATCGTCAGAAGTATGCAATCAAAAACCACCATACTTTTTTAAATGGTTTTTTGGAGGTTATTACTTGTGGTATCTATACTCCGTCAAAAACTACATTTTATGTACCTATAAATGAATGACATTTAAGATTTTATGCCTCGTACTATTTAAGTTCGGGGCTTTTTTGTGGTTGTTTCTTAATCACTTAATTATTTATCGTTATCCGTAAGAGCAGTGGAGAGGTCAGCTATATGACTGAAATCAGAGAATTTTCATTTCGGAAGAAAGTTTACTAACCGTCAGATGTGCCTTATGGCTCATGCTTCTCTTACCTTCATGGCACTGACAGTGCTCCGCCTTCAAAAAAAATCCCAAAAAGTTTGTGGATTAAAAAATAATCCTCATATTTGCAGTGCTAAAACAATTCAATTCTGTTGGTCAGGAACGTAGAGCGCGGTTAATGCTCATGATAGTTTAATGGGCTTTTTTTATGCCCATACAGGTTCATTTTGCAGATGTCAGCAAAATGATATATAGGAGATTGTAGAAGTCACAACTTGTTGTGCAAAAGTTACGGCTGCCTTTCCCATCAACTTAATTGCTCTACGGAGTGACTACGGATTGATTGTTTTAGCGAACTCGGGAAACGGCGGCCGTTCTTGCGTTCTATTATTGCCGAAACGCTAAAGCAATCAATCCGTATGAAACAAACAGCTTCAATTCCTGCTACCGACATAAATGTCGTGAGCAAATCGTCAGTCCTAACTATGTGGCTGAACCGTGAAAATCAATTATTTTCTTCCGTACTTGAAGAATCAGTGTCTAACCGTCAGGTGTGCCTTATGGCTCATGCTTCCTTAGCTTTTTCTGCATTGGTATGTGCCGGTTTTGTGTCGGCTGTTCCTGCATTGCTTTGCCTGGCTTGGTTTGTTGTGTCATTACATCTTTGCAAGAAAGGAGGGCTGAAATGAAATTCTTTATTGATGAGCCCAAAACTTACCTGTCTGTCAACAATAAAGGCAGGGCTATGAACCAGTGGATTTCCACTTTCACTCATGTATTGATTCCTGATGAACTGTCACGTGATGCCTTTATTGAGAGTATTCGTGCCAAAGCGTCCATGTTGGATGAAGAGTTTCCAAGAACCAAACCGCTTCGTGTGGATGTTTCCAGAAACAATGATATACATATTGAGGTCTATCCCGATAAGAATCCGTATAATACTGTCTTCATAGTTCATATTTATCCAGTACGCGGCGAGTTCCGTTTCTGTGAATCTACAAACCCTAAAATATTGGAAGGAGGCCTGAAATGAAAGAAGAAGGATTTAACCCGAATGCTGTCATAACAGATCAAGTGATAGATGCGCTGGCTAATATACAGGATCATGAGCCCGGTTCCTTTCGGGAGCATACGGAGAAATTGACGGATATTCTGTTGGATGACTTTGAGTTGATGGAACCGGACAATTTGAAAAGAAATCTGGATTTGGTGCAATTCTTTCGGTTCTATGCAGGACTGATAGAGAAATTGCATCCACAAAGCAAGTAGTCCTGTCCTTTATCCCATATTGCATTTGTCCCATATTTGCTTGAAAAATAGCGAATATGGGACAAATTAATTTATATACCGCAGTCGAGGAGATGAAAGCGGTGAGCAAAGCTGAAGGGACATTCAGTATCAAATTCCGGAAATACAACCGTCAGAAACAGTCTGGCGGTGATCTGGTGTTTTTGAAAGCGGCCAGACTTCGTTCCAAGGCTTCTGATGAAAAAATAGAGAATGCCAGTCATAAACTGTTTCTTGTCGATACGGAAACAGGCAACGCATTGAACTGCTGGCAGATTCTGGTAGTGGAATTTAACGGACAGAAAACAGTTTTGTAATATGGAGGTAAGACGTAGCGGAAATTTCGGCTTTGTGGACCCCGGCAATGGATCGCTTTATTCCTTTGACATTTCAGGACGTGGTAAGGGATGGGAACCTTCCAGTATCATGCTGAACCATAACCGTAACACCTGTTTCACGAGGAAAATGAGTGTGGCCGGATATGATATCGTTCCGATGGGGGATAACAATGACATGCCCGGAGAGGTCATGCGCCTGCTTGACCGGTTCTATGCCGGCGAGGGTATTCTTGGCAAGATTGCCGGTCTGCAATGGGGGGACGGTCCCCAGTTCTATGAGGATGCAATTGATGATACGGACAACCGTTTCTACAAAAAATGGGTGCTTGCACCTGATATTGAGTCGGACATGTCTTCCTGGGATTATCGGATTTGTATGCACCGTTGTCTGGTTGATCTCACCCACATGCAGGGCTTCTTTATCAAGTTTGTCCGCAACCGTGCGCCCCGTATTGGCGGGCGGGGGAAGCTACTAAGGTTGGAGCATATCCCTTACCAGCGTGCCAGACTGTTGTACCCTCCCCCTGGGAAAAATGATCCGGAAGGCATTGTCGTGGGAGATTTCCCTTTCCCGGATCCTGAATATATGGAGAGGTATCCCATGTTTGATCCGGCAGATCCTTTCCGATATCCGGTGTCGGCCAGATATTACAACATCTATTCCTTCTGTAAGGATTTTGTTAGTACCCCGCGTTTTCTAGGAGCCTTTGACTGGCTGGAAATAGCCGGTACCTTGGCACCATTACTGCATAACTATAATCTGAATTCCAGCGCGCTCAGTCTGCATATAGAATCTCCACAAGGGTATTGGGACAAGGCGGAGGAACGTTTGAAATCCGTATGCCGCAAGCGTGGGGAAACCTATACGGCCAAGATGCTGGAGGATTACAAGGATGAATGCATGGAGAAATTTGCCGGAGGTATTACCGGGATGAAGAATGTGGGAAAATATATGCACACCACCCGGTTCTGGAGCGATGAAGCCAACGATTTTGAGGGATGGAAGGTGACTCCTATTGATAAGAAGGTGAAGGATTACATCGAGGCACAGATTAGAATCAGCAACAAGGCTGACGCTGCTGCCACCTCCGGGTTCGGAATTGATCCGGTGCTGGCGAACCTCATTTTGGAAAACAAACTGAGCAGTGGAAGCGAGAAACTGTATTCCATCAAGGTCTACAATGCGTCTGAAACGGCTATTCCGGACATGATACTCTGCAAGCCGGTGCAGGAGTATATCAACGCTAACTGGCCGGGAACAGATATACGTATCGGACTGTACAGGAATGTGGTGAGTCAGGAAGAGAACGTGTCGCCGGGAAACCGTATGAAAGAAAATATATAAGTTATGAAAATGATATTCGACAGAAACGGAGAAGGGCGCCAGGAGCTTGTCGCGGCGCTGGGAATGATTTCCGACAGCCTGGACTATTCCAAGTGGAAGCCGGTACTGCCTTTGGCCGCACGCCAGCTGACCTGTATTATCGGGGCGGACGTGCTTTCGGCGATAGTCGACCTTTATTGGGATGAAGACCTGGATCCAGAGAAAGAGGAACTTGTATTCATGGCGCAGCGTGCCGTGGCATATTTCGCATGGGTAAAGGTTGTTCCCACGTTGGATGCACAGCATGGCGGTAGCGGAAGGCAGAGGAAACTGGGAGAGAATGAGAAGGGGCTGACTGCCCTTCAGGAATATAAGGATGAAATGAACATACTTAATCTGGCGTATGAGTCGGTGGATGCTCTGGTAGGATTCTTGGAGGAGAAGCAGTTTGACTTCTGGGAAAAAAGCCTGGCTAAAAGACAGATGGACGGATTGCTCATCCGTACCAAGGACGAGTTTGACGAGTTCTATCATATCGGCAGCCACCGTCTATTTCTCATACTGGTTCCCATCCTGCGTGAAATACAGCGTACAGACATTCTGCCTGTTGTCGGAAAGGAGCGGTTTGATTGGCTTGTCAGAAGGGATCCGGACGTATGTGACACTCTTTTGGAGGAATGCCAGCGACCTCTGGCACTGTTGGCCATCAAGAAAGCGGTTGATCGCCTGCCTGTAGAGGTTATTCCGGAAGGTATCGTACAGGTGCAGCAGACCGGAACTGTAAAGGAAAAGTTACGGGCAGAGAAAGAGGCGCGGAAAAGTGTGGCGGACAGTCTTCAGGCCGATGCCGACCGGTATCTTCAGGAATTGCAGGATACGGTGGCGGCTTTGGACACCGCGCCTGAGGAGGTTGATTTCTATGTTTCAGGCCCCACGCTTCAAAGCAAGGGGATAACCTTTTGATTTTTATGCGTGTAATATATTATCAGGACAGACAAGTGAGTGTGCCGGAAACGCTTGAGGAACTGACACCTGCCCAGTATTACCGTTATCTGGAGATCGCCACCATGGCTAACCAGCATATATTGTCGGAACCCGGGATACGTTTGAAAATTCTGTCTCTTTTTCTGGCACTCCCAGTTGATATGGGGCATCTTCCTCCATCCACATGGAAAGAAACGCTGGCACTGTTGTCCCTGACGGATCCGTTCGTTATTCGTGAGGGAAAATCTTTCCGGCTGGACCTGAGTACCGGAATCAACCTCCTTCCGGAATGGAACGGCTTTCACGGACCGGAAGACATGCTCAACGGAGTATCTTTTGACACCTTCTGCAAGTGCATGGCACTGGTAAGACGGATGGGTGATGAGGGTGGCGGCGACAGGGACATGATATTACGGGAGTTCGGAAAAGCTCTTTATACGGGAAGGGAAGGTGCGGAACCGCCAATTCTACTCTGTCTTCATGCTTATCTGTTTTTTATGAATGTGTTCGCCATCATCCGGGAGGAGCCTTTGGAGATTGACGGTGAAACGGTTGACTTGCGGATTCTTTTCCGAAAAGATGAGAAGCCGGAAGCGGATGACCATACCGGCTGGACAGGCATTGGGATGGATATCGCTGAGAACGGGGCATTCGGGAACTATGCAGAGGTGAGGGCGACACCGTTCTGGGATATCCTTATTTTCCTTTACAGAAAGAAGTTTGAAAAATTACATTCCAAAAGATAGAGCCTATGATCAGTTTGAAAACCTATCGTGAGTATTATGAGGATGTCATGCGGCGTGTACCTGGCATACATTCCGTCAGAGTAGTGAATGTGGACCAGGACATGAGCGACTGTCTGAAAAGTATCAGTTCTGACGAGCTTCCGGTTCTGTTCGTGGTCGTACCGTCCGCACAGGAGACAGGTACGGATCCGGACAATGTGGAGGAGGATAACCTGTGCCTTATATTTCTGATGGACCGTATGGATATGCAGCGCCGTGGTCCGGTTCGGGTGCTGGAAGATACACAACCCCTTGTCGAGAGCATCAAGAATGTGATGCGTGGTGACAGGAACAGGGGGTGCTGTCTTATGCATAATCTTGACCGGATGACCACTACCCCGGAAACAGGATTCTATACGGATTACAGCGGTTGGAGTGTGTCGTTTAAACTCAGTACGGAATGAGTGACGGATGGAACCCAGTGAGGGAGGAGTTCTTCAAAAGAACCCTGTCCCGTGACTTCAAGACCATTTATCAACGGCAGTTGGATATTGCGGAAAGAGGTATTTACCGGGAAGGAAGACAGCTTAAGGTGAGATTCCGCCCGGATAAAATTGTGCCCGGCCGTACAGGGCATCTGCGTGACCGTCTTGCGGCAGCCGAGTTTCAGATAACGGGGGTGGATCCGATAATGCTGGAAACGGGCTACCCTCTTTATATACGTTTTCTTGACATGCGGGAGAAACGCGATCTCCGTATCTATAACCGTCAGATATGGGGGATAGTATACAACAACGCATTGCCTGTTCTGAGAGCGGGCATGTCCGATTCGCTCCGCAAGGAAATCCGCAACCGGCTGGAGAAGTTGTTTCCCTGGCCGGACGGGAATGACAGTGCGTATCGTCCCGGATATCGTCCTCATTAG